GGTTATTTTCGTATTTATCGAGAGCGGGGGGCGAAAAGGACGAACATGGGAAAAGATAATCCGATATATTCATATTACCAAAAAGTTAAAAATGGTTCTATTGTGGTCGGCAAGTGGGTGCGGCTTTTACTGGAGTATATCATCAATGGCCTAGAGAAAAAGGAATTCTTTTACGATGGACAGAAAGCAAACAAGGCTATTGATTGGATAGAATCCCACGCCTTCCACACTAAGGGAGATTTAGCCCCTTCCCCGCTGAAATTGGAGTTGTGGCAGAAATCTCTTGTTGCTTGTATCTTCGGCTTAGTGGATGAAAACGGCAAAAGACAGTTTCGTGAAGTGCTATTGGTTGTCGCAAGAAAAAACGGTAAATCGCTTCTTTCCGCTGCCATCGCCAAATATATATGGTGGGTTGATGGCGGTTACGGGGCAGAGGTTTATAACATCGCTCCCAAACTCGACCAGGCTAAGATAGTCTATGATAATATTTGGATGATGACCCAGTTAGATCCCGATTATAAAGCACTGAAAGAAAAGTTTTCGGTTCGGGATGTCCACAACAAAAAAATACTAGATGATTCTGAAATGCCGAAGTTAAGGCTTTCGGACTTGTTTATCCCTGCGACAAATTCACAGGTTAAGAAGGTTGCTTTTAATTACAAATCTTCGGACGGCTACAACCCTTCTTTAGTGGTTGCCGATGAGGTTGCCGCATGGCGTGGGGATTCCGGGTTAAAGACTTATGAGGTTTTTAAATCGGGTATGGGTGCAAGGTCTGAACCGATATTGTTAGCCTGTACTACATCCGGTTATGAGAATGATGGAATTTATGACGAGTTGATTAAGCGTTCAACTCGTTTTTTATTGGGAGAGAGCAAGGAAAAAAGATTACTTCCCATCATGTACATGATCGATGATATGGACAAATGGGACGATATCAACGAATTAAGAAAGTCAAATCCTAATTTGGGCGTATCGGTAAGCGTTGATTACTTGCTTGAGGAAGTTTCTGTTGCGGAAGGAAGCCTATCAAAGAAAGCCGAGTTCATATGTAAGTATTGCAATTTGAAACAAAATTCTTCCCTTGCGTGGCTATCTGCGGGGGATGTAGAACGGGCTTGTGGTAGTCATATAAGCCTTGAGGACTTCACGGATAGTTATTGCGTTTGCGGGATAGACTTATCCCAAACAAGGGACTTAACCGCCGCCGTTGCGGTGATAGAGAAAGACAGGGAATTATATGTTTTCTGCCAGTTCTTCCTACCGTCGGAGAAAATAGACGAAGCAACCGCAAGGGACGGATTACCCTATCAGAAATACATCGAAAGAGGAATTCTGAAGCCCTCCGGGGATAACTTCGTAGATTATCACGATTGTTTCCGGTGGTTTGTTGATTTAATTGAAGATTATAAAATCTACCCGCTGAAGGTGGGTTATGATAGATATTCAGCCCAATACTTAGTCCAGGATATGGAACAATACGGCTTTCATATGGACGATGTTTATCAGGGAGAAAACTTATACGGTGTAATCCAGGAAACCGAGGGATTATTAGAGGACGGTAAAATTCACATCGGCGATAATGATTTATTAAAAGTACACCTATTAAATGCAGCAATAAAAATGTCAACAGAACGAGGGCGGGGGAAATTGGTCAAGCTAGCCCCTACCCTCCACGTTGACGGGGTTGCCGCCTTGCTTGACGCTATGACGGTAAGACAGAAATATTACGGTGAGATAGGAGAACAATTAAAAAATGGGACTCTTTGACATGATTTTCAAGAACCGTCCTAAACCAAAAGGAACGTATCAAGGCAAATACGAAATGTTGACCGGGTACGCTCCGAGGTTTTCGCCGCATGAGGGCGGTATTTATGAAAGCGAACTAGTTAGAGCGGCGATCCACGCAAGAGCAACACACATTTCAAAGCTACGGGTAGAAATGCAGGGGGCTGCCCGCCCCGCTTTACAGAGCAAAATGAAACACGCTCCCAATTCATTTCAGACTTGGGGGCAATTTTTATACCGTTTATCGACCATACTTGACATTCATAATACGGCATTTATAACCCCTGTTTATGATGATTACGGAGAACCAAGCGGGATCTATTGCGTTCTGCCCAGTAAATGCGAGATTGTCCAATATGATGATGTTGCTTATTTAAGATATGAATTTTCACGGGGCAAGAAGGCGGCGATAGAATTAGCATACTGCGGAATTCTAACAAAACATCAATATAAGTCTGATATCTTCGGAGAATCAAACAGGCCGTTAATTCCTACAATGGATTTAATAGACATCCAAGACCAAGGAATTAAAGAGGGCGTTAAATCAGCGGCCTCTTATAGATTCATGGCACAAGTGAACAACTTCACGAAGCCGGATGACTTAGCCCGTGAACGCCAAAGATTCACCGAAAAGAACCTTTCACGGGATGCCGAGGGCGGCGGGTTGTTATTGTTCCCGAATACTTATACAAATATCCAACAGATATCAAGCAAGCCTTTCGTAGCGGATGCCGATACCATGAAGGTCATTAAAGATAATGTCTTTGAGTATTTCGGGGTTAATGAGGATGTATTGACAAATAAAGCCTATGGCGATGCCTGGACGGCCTTTTATGAAGGGGCTATTGAGCCATTTGCTATTCAGTTTTCCGAGGTTATGACAAAGATGTTATTCACCCTCCGGGAACAGAGTCAAGGAAATCGGATAATGGCAACGGCAAACAGGCTTCAGTATTTAAGCAATACGGAAAAACTAGCCGTTTCCGCTCAAATGGCAGATAGAGGATTAATGACAAGAAACGAGATTCGGGAAATTTGGAATCTTACGCCATTGGATGATGAGATAGGCAATCAGTTGCCAGTTAGAGGCGAATACTACAATATCGGGGAGGAAAACAATGAAGAAGGAAATTAGGGCTTTTGATTTCGAAATCAGAGCCGACAATAACGAGGAACACGGGCACTTTTTGACAGGTCAGCCGATTGTATATAACGAGCGTACTGATTTAGGTTGGTATGACGAAATAATTGAAGATGGGGCATTAGCGGACACCGATTTAAAGGATGTCCGTTTTTTAGTTAACCACAATGTTGACATGATCCCGCTTGCGAGGTCACGGAACAACAACGCTAATTCAACAATGCAGATGGAAGTTATCCCCGGCAGGGGTATGTCCATCCGGGTTGATTTAGATACGGAGAATAACTCCGAAGCAAGAAACCTTTATTCAGCGGTAGAACGTGGGGATATTTCCGGAATGTCATTCATGTTCATCGTTGATGGGGATAGATGGGAGGATATCGACTCAGAACACCCGACCCGAAGCATAACAAGCATTTCGAGGGTTATGGAAGTTTCTGCGGTAACTTTCCCGGCTTATGAAGCAACTTCTATTTCTACAAGAGGTCTTTCCGATGCACTGGACAGTGCGAGGGAATCGCTGGAGAGCGAGAGAGCCAAAAAGAAGGAAGTAGAGAGGCGTAAACAGAAAATCAGATTACTCATGGAGGTTTAACCATGGAATTAAAAGAAATGAACATCGAGCAGCTTGAAGCTAGACAGGCAGAACTTAGAGCTGAAATCGATAAGGAAGATGCAGACTTAGATGCAATCGAAACAGAGGCAAGAAGCATCAAAGCAGAACTTGAGGCACGAAAGGCCGAGGCAACAAAGAAGGAAGAACTTCGCAAGGAAGTCGCACAGGGTGCGGGCGAAGTAATCGAGAAAGCAAAAGAGGAGAAAAGAAATATGCCTACAGTAGAAGAAATCAGAAGAAGCAAAGAATATATTGATGCATACGCAAATTACATCAAGACCGGCAACGCAGAGGAATGTCGAAGCCTCTTAACAATTAACGCAAGCGGTGACGTTCCCGTTCCCGCTATCGTAGAGGAAGGCGTGAAAACCGCATGGGAAAATGATGCTATCATGTCCCGTGTTAAAAGAACATTCATCAAGGGCAATCTTAAAGTTGCTTTTGAACGTTCCGCAGATCCCGCCTATGAGCATACCGAGGGCACAACCGCCCCGACCGAGGAATCTTTGACTCTGGGAATCGTTGAGCTTATCCCGAAGAACATCAAGAAATGGATTACCGTTTCTGATGAGGTTGTAGCTATGGGCGGCGAAGCGTTCCTCCGGTACATCTATGATGAAATCACTTATCAGATTGTAAAGAAAGCGGCGGCTTTAGGTATCGCAGATATCGCCGGTGCTTCTACAAGCCATTCCTCTTCTGCGGTAGGCGTTCCTAAGATTACTAAAGCCCCCGGACTTACTGTTATCCCGGAGGCGGCTGCTAACTTATCCGACCAGGCTACAAACGTAGTGGTTATCATGAACCGCTTAACAGAGGTTGAGTTCCTTAACGCTTATGCAGCGGGACAGTTTGCAGTTGACCCGTTCGCAGGGTATACAAAGGTTTACACTTCCGCATTACCGGCTTACTCTGCCGCCTCTACTAATGCGGTTTATGCGATCGTGGGCGATCTCGAGGGCTTACAGTTCAACTTCCCGGAGGGCGAAGGCGTTGTTATCAAATATGATGAGTTAAGCCTTGCCGAGAAAGATTTAGTTAAGATTGTAGGCCGTGAGTATGCCGCTCATAAGGTGACCGCTCCCGGAATGTTCTGCAATATCGCAAAACCCGCAGCGGCAACAACCTAGGATTAGCCTATGAAAGTTTTATTATTAAAGGACGCAAGGATTAAACACAAAGCCGGGGAAACTGTAGAGGTTACCCCGGAAGAGTTTAATTATCTTGTTTCGTTGGGGCAGGCTAAACCAGTACAGGAAAAACCGAAGAGGAAAAGGACGAAGAAATGAAATTATTAATCGCTATTCCATCGCTTGATTATATGCACGTTGATTTTGTTAAAAGCCTTGTAGGATTGACAGAAAGGTTACACCGGAAAGGAGTCGCTTTTGATGTCTGCATTGAGAGCGGTACGCTTGTATATGTGGCAAGGGACAAATTAACATCCAAGGCTATTAATGACGGTTACACTCATGTTTTATGGTTTGACGCTGACATGGTTTTCAATGATTCCATCTTGGATGATTTAATGTTTTCCGGGCATGATTTTGTTTGTGGGGTATACCACGCAAGGCGAAAGGGTTTTCACTCTTGTATCTTCTCAGACATAAGGCTGAATAGCTTAACAAGGGTTGAAGAATACCCCACGGAAACATTTGAGATAGCCGGTTGCGGTTTCGGGTGCGTTTTAGTCAAGGCTGACCTTCTGCGGGAAGTACAGATTAATTACGGTACAACCTTCCTCCCTATGAAATCATACGGGGAAGATTTGGCTTGTTGCAAGAGGATAGCGGAATTAGGCCATAAAATGTACTGTGAACCATCCGCACGGGTTGGGCACATCGGGCATATAGCAATATACCCGGAAGACCATGAGCGATGGAAAAGCGAATTGATGAGGTAATGACATGGCAGACAGTAATTTAGTTTCTGCGGCTAAGTTAGCGGGCAGAATAACAACAGATGCATATGATACGCAGATTTCTAGCCTGTTGGATGCTAGTCTGCTAGATATGGGGGTTGCGGGGGTTACACTACTCCCGCCCCTTGATGCATTAGTTCAACAGGCGGCAATAACCTACTTTTTAATGCACTTCGGGCAGCCGGGTGATTATGACAGGCTAAAAAAGTCATATGACGAACAGAAAGCACAATTATCAATGTGCAGTGATTATACCTTATGGCATGGAACAGTAGAGGATAACGCTTTCTTGACCGTTGAGAACGAAACCGCTGACGATTATTTAACCGTGGACGGTGATGCGAATGGATAGGTCAGATGTAATAAAGCTGATTTCGTACACCGAAACACAGGATCAATACGGGGTATGGAAAACCACGGAAACAAAAAAACAAGTCTTTTGTCAAGTGGATTCCATTTCCCGCCAAGAGTTCTTCGAAGCAGGGCGAAACGGATTAAACCCGGAATACAAATTTATCATGTTTGACGGAGATTACAACGATGAAAAGACCGTTGAATACAAGGGCAAACAATACGGCATTTACAGGGTTTACCGGAACAGAACAGATTTCATAGAACTTTACGCAGAACGCAAGGGAAGAGGGGAAAGCAATGGCTAGAGTTAATTCATCTAGAACGAAAGTTACCCCGGAAGAACTTGAAGCGGCAATGCAAAAGCTATTAAAGGACTATGACAAGGATGTCCAAGAGGTTGTAAGAAAGACCATACCACAGGCAGCCAGGGCGGGAGCAAAACAGTTAAGAAGCACATCGCCAAAAGGCAAAACAGGGAAATATGCAAGCGGTTGGGCTTCAAAGATTGAACAGGGCAGAACGGGCGTAACCGCCACGATCTACGGCAAGCATGGCACATATCAATTAGCCCATTTGCTAGAACACGGTCATGCGGTAAGGAACGGCGGGCGGGCATCGGGCTTTGCCGGTGCAATCGTCCATATTGCCCCTGTAGAAGAATGGGTTGTTCAAGAGGCTATTAAGAGAACTATGGAAGGGGTGGCAAGGATATGACATTTGTAGAAATCAAGAACATGATAGAAAGCATTGGTTTGCCTTGCACATACTACCAGTTCCCGGAAGATAAAGCCCCCGACCCGCCTTTTATCTGCTACTTTTACACGGCTTCAAATGACTTCTTTGCAGATGGCATCAATTACCAAAAAATCGAAGAACTTGTAATTGAGTTATACACAGATACAAAAGACATTGAAACAGAATTAGCGGTTGAAAGCGTTCTGACCGCATCCGGGTACACATGGACAAGGGAAGAAACCCCGCTTGATTCTGAGAGGCTTTACGAGGTTATTTACACCTTACAGGCCGTTATAACGGAGGACGCATGACAACGGGAATTTATTGCATAGAAAACACAGTAAGTTCTAAAAAATATGTTGGGATGGCTCAAAACATAGAAGCAAGATGGCGAACACATAAATGCGAACTCCGGAAGAATAAACACGTTAACAGACATCTCCAAAACGCATGGAACAAATACGGAGAAAACGCCTTTGAATTCTATGTAATAGAGGAGGCAACAAAAGAAGACTTATCAACAAAAGAAAAAATATGGATTGATAAATTAGGCACTGCGAAACATGGATATAATCTAACACTTGGTGGCGAAGGGCAATACGGAAGGTTTTTGACAGACGAACAAAAGAAACACCTTTCAATAATAAACACGGGTGAAAAGAACCCTAATTTCGGATTAAAACGAAGCGAAGAAACACGCAGAAGAATGTCCGAAGCTATGAAAGGGAAGAAACGTGGGAGGATGTCAAAAAGACAACGTGATGCGATTTCAAAAGGGAACAAAGGGAAGAAAAGACCGTGGTTTAATAAAGCGGTAATTCATGTTGAAACAGGCGAAACATATGAAAACATCTCCACGGCAGCCGAAAAAACAGGTCTATCAATTAGTGGTATAAGTAAGGTTTGCCGGGGTGAGAGAAAATCAATTCACAAACAACACTTTCAGTTTTTGGAGGCTTAAAAAATGAACAAAATCAAATACGGACTCAAAAACGTATATTTTGCAGTTGCTACGATTGCAAACGATAATACTGCAACATATGGAACGCCGGTAGCTTTCCCCGGAGCGGTATCTATTAGTTTAGATCCCGAAGGCGAAGCCGAGCCGTTTTACGCTGATAATGTTCAGTACTGGATTGGCAACGGGAACAACGGTTATTCCGGTGATTTGGAAATGGCTAAAATCATCGATGCATTTAAGACCGACATCCTTGGATATATCGAGGATTCCCACGGCGTAATTATCGAGGATGCCAACGCCGAAACGGTACATTTTGCTCTTATGTTCCAGTTTGAGGGCGATCAGAAGGCAACCCGCCACGTTCTTTACAACTGTACCGCAACACGGGCAGGAACAGAGGGCGAAACCAAGGGCGAAAGCATCGAGCCGGGAACAGAAACAGTTACCATTACGGCAACTTCTATTTACAATTCCGCATTAGGAACAGACATTGTAAAAGCTGAATTAACGGATGGCGTTTATGATACCGGCTATAACGCATGGTTTACAACCGTTTATCAGCCCGCTGCAGCTGTAACAACCTAGGGAGGATTAAATGAAAGGGACGATTTTAATCAATGATAAAGAGTATGAGGCGGTAGCTAATGCCGCCTCTCCTTATCTTTATAGGAAGATTTTCAACGAAGATTTTATTTTAGCGTTTGACCCGGAAAAACCGCAGCCGGCATTATTCGAAAAAATGTTTTTCGTAATGGTAAAACAGGCTGAATTACCTTTCAAGGAAGTAATGAACTTATCCATGGATGAATTTTACGAATTCTTATCAGACTTCGACCCACTTGATATTATCAGCGAAATCGATAAGATTTCGGATTTGTATTTTAAGAATACCAAAGGGACATCAAGCCCAAAAGAAAAAGCCGGTTGACAGACCGGCCTTTCAATACGGCGGTGTACTTACTAAGATGTATAGAGTTGGGGTTAAGCGTTGAGGAATTGAATATGCTTGATTATGGAATGGTCACGGATATTCTGATAGAGCGAGGAAATGACGGTTGTGATTATAAATATGTCGCAACCCAAGACGATTTTGACAGGTTTTAAAGATGGCAGGAAGAATACAAGGAATAACCATTGAAATAGATGGCAATACCACAAAACTAACAAAATCATTAAGCGATGTAAATAACACCCTGCGGAAAACCTCTACGGATTTAAAGGATGTTAATAAACTCTTAAAGCTGAACCCCGGCAACATTGCACTTGTCAAACAAAAGCAAGACCTTTTAAAGACTTCCATTGATGCCACAAAGCAGAAGCTAGAGCAGGAAAAGAAAGCCCTTGCCCAATTACAAGAGGCCGATGAATCCCCGGAAGTAAAACGGCAAATGGAGGCCTTAGAGCGGCAGATTATTGACGATACTAATAAGCTGAACGCAATGGAAAAGGAACTTGCGGGGATCAAGCCGGGGCATCTAGACCCGCTTAACGCAAAACTGCGGGAAATCGGGGCGAAAGCCCAACAGGTAGGGCAGAAAATGCAAGCCGTAGGGCAAAAGATGGCGGGCATTGGAAGAAGTCTTTCGATGTATGTAACCGCCCCCATTGTTGCGTTTGGAACGGTTGGCGTTAAGAAGTTTGCCGAAGTCGACAAGATTATGACGCTGACTAATTCCACAATGGGCAACGGGGCGAAAGAAGCGGCCTTGCTCAATGAAGCCATGAAAGAAGCGGCGGCTAATTCTACTTTCGGTATGCAGGATGCCGCAACCGCTACTTTGAACTTTGCCCGTGCGGGTTTAAGTGCGAAACAGGCGGCGGCGGCGTTAGCCCCTGCGATGGCCTTGGCAGCCGGTGCGGGCGGTAGCCTGGACACGGTTTCGGGCGGCCTTGTAGCTACCATTAACAGTTTTCACGGCTCATTTGAGGATGCGGCGGCCTATGCGGATGTATTCGCAAATGCTTGTAATAATTCGGCCTTAGATGTCAACTCCTTATCATCCGCTATGAGCGTAGCCGCTCCCATCTTTTCCGCTTTAGGATATGGCGTTAAGGATGCGGCGTTATATATGGGAATTATGGCAAATGCCGGCATTGATGCCAATAAAGCCGCTACTTCGTTAAAGACAGGTATGGCTAGACTTGTCGACCCGTCCAAATCCGGGGCGGAGTGGATGAAGAAATTAGGCATCGAGGTAACTAATGCCGATGGTTCAATGAAGGATTCCACGGAGATACAGAAAGAGTTACATGATGCCTTCGGAACGCTGACAGAATCAGAACAGGCAGCGGCGGCGGCGGCAATATTTGGTAAAAACCAAATGTCACCGTGGTTAGCATTAATCAATACCGCCCCCGGAGATGTTGATAACCTTTCTAACGCCCTTGATAAAGAGGGTACTGCGATGGAAATGCAAGAGGCTCAGATGTCGGGCTTCGGCGGTTCATTAGAAAAGCTGAAATCCGGTATTGATGTGGCGGCTACTTCCTTCGGTGAGGCTTTAGCCCCTGTTATTAGTAAAGTGGCTGACTTGATCCAGTTCCTTGTTGATAAGTTTAACGCCTTATCCCCGCAGATGCAGACGGTTGTTGCAACGATCGCTTTAGTTGTTGCGGCGATCGGGCCAGTTCTTGTTATCATCGGTACTCTGATTTCCGCAGTAGGTACAATCGTTTCGGCCTTCGGTGCGGTCACTGCGGCATTGGGTGCTTCTGGCGTTGCATTTGGAGGTCTGGCGGCAACCGCACTTCCTATCATTGGCGTTATAGCCGGTATAGTTGCGGCGGGCGTTCTGCTATACAAAAACTGGGACAAAATCAAAGCGGGGGCACAGTGGCTTGCGGCGACAATCTCTGCAAAGTTTAAGCAGATTAAGGCGTTTATTATAACAACGTGGACAAACGTAAAAACCTACACCCAACAGGCATGGAATAACATCAAAGCGGGCGTAGTTCAGCGGGTTACCTCTCTGATAGCGGGAGTAAAACAGAAGTTTTCCGACCTTAAATCAAAGATTACCGAAACTTGGGGAAATATAAAATCAACGGCTATGACAACATGGACGAACATTAAAACCGCTGTTGTCAATAAAGCCAAGGATATCGTTACAGGCGTTAAAAATCAGTTTGGCAAAATCAAGGATGCTATCAAGGAAAAACTGGAGGCGGCAAAAAAGACCGCCAAAGAAATCATTGACAAGATAAAAGGGTTCTTTAAGTTTGAATGGAAGATTCCGAAACCGAAAGTACCAAAGTTTACTTTAAAAGTGAACTACAAAACCCTTGGCGGCATCAAGATCCCGATTCCTTCGATTACCCCGCATTATGCAAAAGCATACCATCAGCCCTATTTGTTTAGCCAACCGACATTAGCGGGCGGTGCGGTATTTGGCGACCGTAACGGGGATGAAATGGTATACGGAAGAGAAAATCTTATGCGGGATATTT